GAGACACGCCGCAGAAAAGTAGTGGATGGTCTTGCATCTGTCCCAGCCACTGCATAGGTTGAGTACATGGATACCCCAGACCCCCTGGTAGGCGAGTACCTCCAGGCTCGTGTCGAGCGGGACAAGGCCCAGGCGAAGTACGACGAGGTCTCGACCCGACTGATGAAGCAGATGGAGGCCGACCAGCGGAAGTCATACCGCTGGCAGGCCGATGGCCGTGCATTCGGCGTGACCTACGTGCAGGCGCACACCACCGTGATCGACGAGCGCGGCCTGCGTCGTGCCCTGCGTGCGAAGACCTTCGACAAGTACACCAAGCGCGTCCTGGACCGGAAGGCGATGGAGGCCGCGATGGACTCCGGCGAGGTCGACCCGGTGATCGTGCGTCAGTACGTCACCCTGCAGCCGAACAAGCCCCATCTGTCACTGAAGGAGAAGGAGGTCACCGAGTGACCAGCCCCACCATCAACCGCTTCGTGCACTACGTGTCGTACGGCTCGAAGGACGGCAGGTACGCCTCGAAGTGCCGTGCCGCGATCGTCACCGAGACGCACGTGGACCAGGACCCGCCCACCGTGGGTCTGGCCGTGATCAACCCGACCGGCATCTTCTTCGACCGCTACGTGCGGGAGAGCGACGAGCACACCGGTGGCACCTGGCACTGGCCATGCACCACGAGCAACGAGCAGGAGCAGGAGAAGTGAAGCCACCGCAGATCGTTGACGCTGCCGAGGTCAAGCAGCGTCCCCGCAAGGCCCCGGCGACCCGGATGATCGAGCAGATCCCGGACGGTCTGATGACCGCTCGCGACCTGTCGGTGATGTTCGATGTGAACATCGAGACCATCCGCCGCCTGGCCCGCGCGAAGAACAGCGACGGCTCCGACAAGTTCATCGCCCCCTCGAAGGCGGCGAAGCAGGGTGAGTTGATCATCTGGGTCTACACCCCTGCCGACGTGGAGGAGCTGGCCGAGTACTTCGGGAAGAAGATCCCGAAGCCGAGGAAGGGAACGAAGGGTGTGAAGTGAACGGAGTAGACGGGATGGAGTCCTACGAGCTGTACGAGGGCGACCAGATCACCGTGGGCGTGACCCACGAGATCAGGGTCGACCGCGACCTGTCGTGGGTGAAGTACGAGGCGGTCACCAAGGTCCGCCCCGGTGAGACAGCAGTCGACGCGCGGACCAGGGCGATACGCCACGTCAACGCCAGCGTCATGGAGACAGTCAACAGCACCGTCGAGACGGTAAGGAGCAAGGCATGAGGTTCGGCAAGAGCGCGGCTGAGGCCGCGGAGGAGCCCAGCAGGGGCGGTGGAGGCAACTTCATCAAGTACCTGAAGGACGGGGACAACACGTTCCGCATCCTGCAGGAGCCCACGGAGTGGAAGTACTACTGGGAGCACTTCTCCCCGGCAGGCTTCTCCTTCCCGTGTCCGCGTGACGTGGACGACCCGGTGGAGATGTGCCCCGGGTGTAGCAGCGACAACGAGAAGATGAAGAAGCCCTCCCGCAAGATCGCCTTCAACATCCTGCACTCGTTCAACGGCACCGAGTACGTGGACGTGATGAAGGTCGGTCCCACGGTGAGCGAGAAGCTGGAGAACAGGTACAAGCGCTTCGACACGGTCACCGACCGGGACTACACCGTCACCAGGTACAAGACCAGCAAGGACCGCTACGACTTCGACGTGGAGGGTGGCACGCCCACGCCGGTCGACCTGCACAAGGAGGAGTGGAAGGACATCGAGGCCATGCTCCAGCAGGCCTGGGACGACGCCTGGGGTGACCCCAACCAGGCCGCAGCGAACCGTCAGGCGTCTGAGACGGCGGCGGTGGCACCTGTGGCCACAGTGCGTCCCACGATCGCCCCAGCCCCGGCTGTGGCACCGGAGGAGCCCCCTTTTGACCAGCCGGAGCCGACCTTCCAGGAGGCTGACCTCCGGCAGATGTCACATGGAGCACTCCTGGCACTGATCAAGGCGAGCATGGGGCTCACCCCGCCCACCACTCTGATCACCACGAACGCGGTGGTGGACTGGCTGATGGAGCTGCAGACCCACTGACGTGGGTGGGGCCAGTGCGGATTCCCCCCGTACCCCGCTGGCCCCACTCACTGCCATCTTCCATGATCACCACGACTCGCGGAGCAGAACAGTGAAGATAGTCCCCACTCGCCGGTGGAAGATCATCCCCACCCCGAGTCCGGCTGAAGGCTGGTTCTCACTGCACACGCACTCGCGGTACAGCGTGAACGACGCCATGGCGAGTGTGGATGACATCGTGCGCAAGGTCGCGGGCATGGGCCAGCCTGCGGTGGGCATCCAGGACCATGGAAACATGGCCGCGAGCGTGGAGCTGTACCAGGCCTGCATGAAGTACGGCGTGACCCCCTTCCCCGGGTCAGAGATGTACTTCGTGCCCGACACCGCCCAGTACCGTGCCCAGCGCACCGCGAAGCGGGAGGGCCGGGAGAAGGCCCAGATGTTCCACATGGGCGTGAGCGCGTACACCACCGAGGGCTACGAGAACCTGGTCAACCTGTCCACGCTCAGTCACCACAACCACTTCCACAAGCCGCTCGTGGACTACCAGATGCTGGCCCAGCTGGCTGAGGATGGTCGTACGGCAGGGCTGGCGATCAACACCGGCTGCTACTTCGGGTACCTCGCGCAGATGGTGGTGAGCGACCACGAGGACGAGGCCAAGCAGTTCCTGTACACGATGAGCGAGTGGTTCCCGGACTCGGTGTACGTCGAGATCCAGAACCACAACATCACCCACGACGAGGACATGGATGACGACCGCCTGGCAGACGCGCTTGTACAACTGGCTGATGGATCGGGTCACCCGGTCGTCATCACACAAGACAGTCACTACCTGGACCCAGCCGATAAGGCCGACCACGATGGCCTCAAACGCCTCGTCGCCTTCGGACCCGACCCAGATGATGCTGTTTTCCCAGGGGACGGCTTTCACGTGGCAGACGCCGGGTGGATCGCAGACCATCACGGTGAACGTCGGCTTGCGCGAGGAGTGGAAGGGCTGGCAGATCTCCTCGGTCGACACACACTCACGATCCCTGTCCTTGACTCTTACTCGTACTCCGTCCCGGAGGTAGTCGACAACCCGCAGAAGGCGATGGAGGCACGCTGCCGCGCTGCCCTGGAGGGGATGTTCGCACCCCAGCAGCCGAAGCTGCGGTACGCCCTGCAGCTCACCGAGGAACTGAAGGTGATCGAGGCCTCGGGCATGGCTGGCTACATGATGCTGGTCTCCCAGGTCACCGACTGGCTGCGCTCCGAGGACATCATGTTCCAGACCCGTGGCAGTGCTGCTGGCTCCCTCGTGTGCTGGCTGCTCGGCATCAGCAACGTGGACCCGATCAAGTGGAACCTGCGCTTCGAGCGCTTCCTCTCCAAGGACCGTACGAAGCCCCCGGACGTGGACCTGGACGTGGCCCACGACCGACGCGACGAACTGATCGCGATGCTCGATACCCGATTCACCGCCCACCAGATCGGCTCGTGGGCCACGTACTCATTGAACGAGACGGTGGACGTGGACGGCGACACCCAGAGGGGTAGCCTGCGCGTCCGATACTTCACCGCGGCGGGCAAGAAGGACGAGGGTGCCACCACCTGGGCCGAGGTGCCCCAGGCCGACCGGGACATGCTGCAGAGCCTGAGCGACCGTCACCTGTACAAGGGGATGGGCACCAACGCGGCGGGCATCGTGCTCACCTCCACCCAGGAGGAGTTCGACCGGCTGGTGCCCATGGCCTGGATGAGTCGCGGGAACAGCGGTGGCTTCGTCACCCAGTACTCCAAGGACCAGATCGAGGCGCTCGGCCTGGTCAAGCTGGACGCGCTCGGGCTGAAGACGATGACCGTGCTGGACCGCACCATGCGCCTACTCGATGAGCCGATCGCGCACATCACCAACATCGAGTACAACGACGCACACGCCTTCAACCTGATCCGCAGCGGTGGCACCGAGGGCATCTTCCAGCTCGAGGGCAGGGCCACCATGTGGGGCCTGAAGGACCTGGAGCCCACGTCCATCAAGGACGTGATCGCGGCCATGGCGCTGTTCCGCCCGGCACCCATGAACACCGGTGCCACCCGTGCCTTCATCGCGCGCAAGCACAAGAAGGCTGCACTGCCGCAGCGACACGAACTGATCATGAAGGTCACCAAGGACACGTACGGGATCATGTTGTACCAGGAGCAGGTGATCGACCTGCTCCGTGGTCTGGGGATGGATGCGGACAACCTCACCACCTTCCTGAAGGCGGTGAAGGCGAGCAACCGGGACATCGGGGCAGCCGGTGACGTGATCGAGTCCTACCAGCAGTGGATCACTCATGCGTGTGAGCAGATCGGGATGACTGCTGATGACCAGGCCTACCTGCACGATGCGATCGCTGGCTTCGCTGAGTACGGCTTCAACCGCGCTCACGCGACGGTGTACGGCATCACTGCGTACCGAGTGGCGTACCTGGCTGCGCGTCATCCGCTTCAGTTCCACACTGCTCTCCTGGGCGTGGCCAGTGAAGGCGACGGCAAGAAGGAGAGTCGCTACCTACGTGCAACGAAGCGGAGAGGGCTTCGTGTTCTGGCCCCCGACATCAACATCAGCGGAGCCACCTACACCATCGACGAGCAGCGTGGAGCTGTCCGCAAGGGACTTCAGAGTGTTGATGGGGTCGGGTACATCTCAGCCACGAAACTGGAATCCCTTCAGCCCTTCGAGGGACTGGACGATCTTGTCGAGCGAGCCGCCACCGCAGCCGTTTCTGGCCATAAGGAGTACGACGGAACCCCTGAGTCTCTCACTGGGATCCTCAACAAGCTCTGGGAGTCCGGAGCCCTGGCCAACCTGAGGGGGAGAGATGCACAGGTGTGACGCGCTGGTGGCCCAGCAGAAGAAGGGCAGGAAGTACTACGAGGTGATGTTCGTGCCCTGTGGGGTGCCCAACGCCGACCTGCACCACAAGCTGACCAGGGCGCGGGGTGGGCTGATCCTGGACAAGGCGGGGGAGACGTACCACCACCTGTACCTGTGCCGTGACCACCACGCGATGGCTCATGACGAGGACAACGCCTTCGCCAACGGGCTGCTGATCCGTGGCTACGTGATCACCGGTGTGGACGACAAGCCCAGGTACTTCGGGCCAGATGAGTACCTCACCGAGAAGTACGGAGAGCAGACATGACCTGGCAGGAGCACATCAGACAGGCCGAGCTATTGCTCGTAGAGGTGAGCGAGCGTCCATACGACGCCTCCGAGGATCGTCTGGTGATGGCGACGATGGCGGTGGCGCACGCGATGCTGGCGACGGCGCTGACATCACATGTCTCTCTGCTGCCGGAGAAGTTCTGATGCGCTTCTCCGAGACGATCAAGCACACCTCTCCCGACCTGGTGGTGAGCAAGCGCCACGAGGCATGGCTGCAGGTGGCAGACGAGCGCATGTACTCACAGCGTGCGATCGACTTCGCTCAGTCACAGCTCGGGAAGGTGGACCGGAAGCGCCAGGGCACCATCTCAGCGTCCTCGTTGGGGGAGTGTGAGCGGTACCAGCAGTTCGTGTACATCGGGATGCCCAGGCTGCCGTTCGACGCCAAGAACATGGCCAAGGTGCAGAACGGCTCCTTCATGCATCTGCGCTGGCAGATGGAGGGACTGACCGAGGGCTGGCTGCGACACGCCGAGGTAGCGGTGAAGTCTGATGCATACCATCTGATGGGTACGATGGATGGTGTGTTGTACGACGGCAGCATCCTGGAGCTGAAGAGCATCAACAGCAACGGATTCAGTCGTGTGAGCACGTTCGGGCCACTGATCCCGCACCTCTACCAGATGGCCACCTACATGTTGTGCACGGGTGAGGAGAAGGGTGTCTTCCTCTACGAGAACAAGGACACCCAGGAGTACACCGAGATCGTGGTCTGGCCAGATGACCTGCCGATGACGGAGATGGTGAGCAAGGCCGAGCGCATGTGGCAGAGCACCAGAGCAGAGGTTCTGAGCGAGCCGTTGAGCGACTGTATGGACCAGAAGGGCTGGAAGTACATGTCCTGCCCGTACCGCGATCGCTGCCTGACGATCAACGACTGGGACGAGGCGGGGAGATGAGAATCATCCCGGCGGGAGAGGTGAGAGCACCCAAGCCGATGGTGTTCTCACACCGGCTCACCGATGTCACCACGCTCGAAGGTCTGCCCAGCATCGACGAGCTGCACGAGGAGCTGCTGGGGTACGCCAACGTGATCCTCGGGAGGGCTGACCCACCCCTGGAGATCGACGGCTTCTACCTCGACCTGATGGAGGTGGCCGCGGCCTACTACGCGCGGGCCAAGGAGATCGACATGCTGATCCACTGGGAGGAGCAGAACCGGAGAGTGATCAGGGGCAGCCCGTACTACAAGTTCAGAACGGGTCAGCTGAGGTCGTTCATCGACATGGCGAAGATGATGGCGGAACTGGGGTCCAGGCGACTGACCCAGGAGCGTCTACTGAGTGAGCAGAGGTTCGACAGCGGGAACGGAGAAGGCTGATGGGCGACAACTGGAGGATCATCCCGAGCAGGAACACAGACCCACCTACCTCACACCTCGGGGAGAAGGACGTGCGCATGAGGGCCACGAGCCAGAAGATGCTGCTCCTGGGCGTCTACAAGGACTACGGGATGATGAACAGCGAGCATGCTGCGAAGACGGCGGGACTGAGTATGAGGTCCTGCTTCTGGAAGAGGTGCAGCGAGCTGTGCCTGGACATGGGGTACTTGGAGGACACCGGCAAGACCGAGCAGGGAGATGCGGGGAGCGCGAGGATCGTGTACCGGATCACCGATGCGGGCAGAGCGGCCTACAGGAGGAACTCATGAGCGTGATGGTGCGGGATGAGAGCACGAGGGACAGCATCCGTGAGGATCTGCACGCTGCGGTAAGGGCGCGCAAGGTGGCCAAGCTCCGGTACGAGGAGGCGATGGTGAGGGCGCGGGCAGAGGGTTGGAGCAACACCCAGATCGCCAGAGCGTGCGGGGTGAGTGAGGCTGCGATCAGGCTGTACTGGCAGCGACACCCGCTGATGCTGGGAAGTACATACGAAGCAAGGGTGAGCTAACATGGCGGGCACAGTGACCCTGGATGTGATGCATGTGAGCATGCAGTTCAGCGACTCCACGAGGCAGAAACAGGGTGACGCGAAGAGGATCTTCGCCAGGGCTGATGCCCGTGGTGTCTCGTGGATCACGGGTACCGAGGCGGGCCTGGGAGCTGCTGAGGACCTACGCCAGGCCCTGACCGAGGAGGCCACCAGGAGCGGGTACAGGTTCGTGGCCAGGAGCGACCTGTGGATCGCTGTGGACAAGGCGATGATCGCGAAGGGGACGTACGACACCGGGTTCATCACCACGCTCCCATCGAGTACCGGGAGCCAGAAGTT